TTACCCTCTATTGTCAAAAGGGTTCAATTCAACAGCAGCCTCTAAATGACCTGGAGCAAAATGCGCATAACGCATAGTCATTTTTATATCGCTATGCCCCAGTATTTTTTGCAACACAAGAATATTTCCGCCCCGCATCATAAAATGACTGGCAAACGTGTGACGTAGCACATGAGTTAATTGCCCATCAGGAAGCTCGATCTTCGCTCTCTTAATTGCAGCGTCAAAAGCCTCATAACATGGTGAAAATAGCGCTCCTCGTTTTTTAGGAAGCATAGCCTGCAATTGAGGTGAAATCGGTACAGTGCGGTTCTTCTTTCCTTTAGTTTTAACAAATGTGATTCGACCGGGCAGTACTTGAGATTGCTTTAATCCTTCTGCTTCACTCCACCGAGCACCCGTCGCAAGCCCAATACGGACAACAACCCCCAAATCTTTATTCCGTGACTCATCACACGCAATCAGAAGGCGTTCAATCTCATCTACATACAGAAACGCCAGTTCCTTTTCTTCCTCACGAAACTTGCGAATACCAGTCAGGGGGTTTTCACCAGACCACTCCCCAAGGCGCTTCAGTTCGGCAAAAACAGCATGTAGATATGACTGCTCGCGATTAACGGTTGCTTCACTAAGTTTTTTCTTCCCCTTGGGATTCCATTCTCCTGATAGCCTTCTTTCCCGATAAGTAGCAAACATATTTTTGTCAAACTGAGAAGCAAATGGATCTCCCAGCCTGGAACAAATCGCCTCAAGTTTGACTTTGCGCTCTGCACCAGAGGACAAGGTTTTACCGTACATCTCAAACCAACGAGCAATCAACTCAGAAAGACGAGGACCAGAACCATCTTGAAACTCGTCTCCAACTCTACTATTCATTAAACGGCGCTCATAAGAGAGCGCCTCACTTTTTGTCGCAAACTGTTTACGAATGCGTTTTCCCGATGCCCCGTAGGGATAACATTCGCAAAGCCATTTACCTGATGGAATCTTACGAACCGACATTTTAGTTACTTATCACATAAATCAAATGCAGCCTTAGTGACATCCCCCAGACTCTTTTTTAACCCTGGGGCGGCATCATTATCTAGCCAAAATGGATTATTGTTATCTAACGGTAACGCACCAAATGTTTTACCTTTTATTCGAGCCAAACCTGTAAGTGCATATAACTTATTATCGTCAAAATTCATCACATAAGGATTACCATCAAGACACTGTAATTGAACCTCATCAGTATTAAATGGCCATACCCCATTAAAACTCTCACGTTCAATAGTTTTAAAAGGCATTGCGACGGCGGAAAAAGAAAACATAGATAAAAAAGTAACTAATAGTTGAACATTTTTTACTTTCATATCATTACCTCAATTTAGCTCAAGTAAGATTACAAATTAAAAAACGCCCTAGAAATGACACCGCCTACCAAAACCCCTACGCAGATAAAGAATATTATTTCTTTTGGATAAAGTCGGATTAATTCTGAAGCACGAAGTCGGACTTCTGGTAAGGTCGAACTCTCTGTGTGGCTTGATGCCGATTGTTGCTCTAACCACGACAATGCAGACTGTAACTGAGAACGAGTAAGATCGTTTAAACGTCCTGTACCGAAATTGATATGGCAATACCGCAGAAGTTTTTGTCGAAGTCCACAGTCTTCACTGTTACGTAGTAATAAACTTACAAGAGCCTTACAGGCATCATGATCTTTACATCGCTCAAGCATTGCATGCAGAAAACTCTCCGCTGTTTTATATTGATTTACTGTCATATCATCAATACCAGCTACACCAATCTCCGCATGTACTTTTTGCCAAATAATAAACGCTTCAGTATTGCTAGCTTCTGCAATAGCAGCAACCAAGCTATTTAGCTCCTTACGCTGAGCCTTAAGCAAAGGGCGATCGTCATCATCATTATTCGAAGGGATTGCGATATTGACGGTATGAGAACCATCATATCGCTCTATCTGAATATTCTTTTCGTGAAAATCACGCCCAGCAACGCGATTGTTTGAACCGTTTGAGTTGACGGCCATGTCACCTCCCTACTATCACCTACCCTTAGTTTCGTTATAGTCACGACCAGCGATACGGTTATTACCACCAGAAATATTTAACTCACGTCCTGATGGCTGAGTTTCCTTTTCACTGATCGCACCTTTTAAAGCCCCAATCACCGCGTTTTTCACATCTAACGAAGCTGCTCGAAAGCGAGTAATCAACTCCTGCTCATCATCGTTATAAGTTTCAGGTGAGTGAATTCCCAACACAACATACTGAACATCAAGGCCAAAACGAGACAGCGCTGCCAAATACGCAGCATCAGGAAAGCTATCTCCTTTCTCATATCTAAGCTGAGTTAGCTTTTTGACTCCACCAATGTCGCTCATGGCAACTTGACTAAGTCCCAATCTTTCCCTTTCCTCACGCAACCGCTGACCAATATCATTTTTCATACAAAAACCTTGACAGGTATCTTTTTTGATACCAAAATGATTTCACGAGCTATTAGATGATCACAATATACCACTATGAAACAAGTTCTTCACGATACCAGATCACGCATTCCGCGTAACACCGCCACAGGTCCAAGACTGGCACTTCGGCTGTCCCTCGAGGAGCGAGCCGTCATTGATGAAATGGCAGCTAAAGAACAACGCTCATCCTCTAACATGGCGCGCATGATCTTCCTTCGCGGCCTAGAGCTAACCCAGAAAGAACAAAACAAATCTTCCTGATCAGGAGGCTAGTGGGATGTCAGGTATAACCATCAATATCAATGTGAATGCCCCCTATGTATCCCTGCAGAAATATGCAGAGATAACAGGTATCCCTCTTAATACATGCAAAAAGATGTTGGCTGACGGTCGAATTATTATCCGCCCCAAACGCGCCAAAATGGAAAAGCCTGAAGTAAACCTTGTGGCGATGTTAAAAGACGCTTTGGCTAACAGCTAAAACAATGAACAGAGCACCATCATGAAAAAAAACGCTAATAATCCATACTCCAAATTTCGTAATGGCGTAGAACGCCATGTACACCACGTCGCTACCAGTGCATCACGTAGTAACAGTCGCTATAACCTGAACGAGACGCACGCAACACCGGATGGCCACGCTGTAAAACAAATCGGCGAGCATGCCTGGCTGATTGAGAAAGCTGGAATCGTGGTCCACAAATGCCCACGCAATCCATTTACCGGAAACCGCATTTTTGCATTGAACTGCGGCGACAATCACTTCGGGCAGGATTTCACATTATACGAAGCACTTCGCACGGTTGATCGTCTGCTTCGCGGGCAAAGTTTTATTAAACAGGCTGATTTATAACAGGTGCTTTATGACCAAAGAGCATGCACAAGGTGTATTTATCCGTTTTATTGATTTTCGCGGTGAACTGTTATTACGCGCATCAGCCATTGACGGAGTTGTTCCATCCGAAAAAAACGCAGCTACTTACGTTTATCTGAACGGTACGCGCCTGACTGTGGAGCTTCCGTACCAGACCGTACGAGAAATCATTAGCGAAGCTGAAAAGGCACGTCAGGTTAATGGCGATGAACCCTATATCGAAATTATTTGTATGGATTCAGAAGCTGAAATTCAGAAAGCAGATTAAAGGGCGTTGCGATGGGCAAAGAATATAAAACTCTCATTAACAAAGCACTTGAACGATTTTATTTTCGCTTAAGTGCATCAGGCGCTCATGCTGAACATGCAGCCCGTGATTCATTGACCAGGGCAATCCGGAGTTTGTATGACGTTGCTTTTTACGCTGATGATCTGGATGCACTGAACGAACTTTCCGAGCTGATCTGTGCCGCAGAATGCGGGGAACACATTGAACCGTATAAGCTGGGGAATATCGCATGAGTATATTTATCTCATGGCTTGTTCTGATTATTTCGGTGGCCTGCGCCATTGGGATTATGCGAATTATTCATTCAGTAAAAAAGATTGAACGCTTTTTCACTGACAAATAACAGCTTAAACAAAACACCAGATTAAACCTGAAAACCTGAAAACTATCCGCATTCGCGGAGGTATTCGCACACGTAAATAACGGAGATATAAAATGAACGCAAAAGAAAAAAATATTATCAATACATTAAAAATAGTGTCAGCAGAGCAAGACAAGCTGTCCAGGGCAGCCCAGAAAGATAATCAACATATGGCAGCGCTTTACGCACTGACCATCGCAATAGCCACCTCTGAAGCAGCCAAAATTATTGAGGAACAGAGCAAAGAAATCGACACTCTTAAAACACAGTCAACAGTTGCAGCCATGAATCCGTCCAGCATTGGACGCCGCATTTACATTCTTGGTTCGGCAATAATGACGCAATACACCATTATTGCCGAACTGCACGGCAAATACCTGATAACGCCTTACCACACAAAAGAGTCAGAGCTTCTGACAAATCTCCGCCTGATAGAACGATCTCAAGCTGTATTCATTGATGACGCGCAACGTGCCGTATTTAACGCATAGGGTTACTGGACAAAGGGGGCGCAATGGCAATTAAGCATTTTCCCGTCATTCGCTTTACCTCCAGAGGGCGCGAATACGAGGTCGACGAACGCCTGATTACCACTATCGACAAACATCGTTCGGAAAAGGATGCACACCACATCTACCTCACTGACGGCACTTACTTCTGCGCCACCAACGTGGCGCGGGTGAATCTTATCCGACAGGTACAGGAGCCACGCAAATGACCATTCTGGACTACATCACTACACATCCGGGTTGTAGCGGCGGAGAAATCGCCGCAGCACTGAACACCCCAACCACAGCTATTAATGCTGAGTTACGCCGACTTTGGCGCGGCGGCTTAGTCATCAGAACAAACCGCAGCACAGGTGGTCGCGCTCGCAAAACTGGAGGCCAGGCTTCTTACCACGTAAACCCGATGCCGTTCGGGTGTAGCAATCCACTTACTCACATGTTTAACCAGCTACTGAAGGAAGCCAGAACATGAGCACCACCAACCACCAGAAGCTACGCGAACTGGCATTTGCCCTGCAACGAATGGCAACTCCTCAAAAATTACTGGCATTTCGCGCAATGCTCTCGCCGTCTGCTGTGCTGGCACTGCTGGATCAGCTGGAGCACGCCAGAACCACGGCTCCTGCCATTCGCCTGACGCTCCATCATGAAATCGCTGATTTCTGCGCAACGCTGGGGGCACCTGGCGAACCGGAAACGCCGGAAGCAATGCAGCAAGAGCTGCTGCAACGCATTGACAAGGTTTTTGATTTTTTTCTGAACCAGTAAGAAGCCAGAACATGCACACACAAAAAAACCGCTTGCCATGCCGCAATCGGTCAGGTTACATTTCCGCTGCACCTCATAAAACGGGTGCCGGGATTCTCAACCCGATACAGAGCAAAGCGCATAACCGCGCCAGCGGTTTTTTTGTGCGTACTGTATTGCCACGTCTTTTTCGCGTCAGAATTATGGCGGGGCGTACGGGGCCGACTTCGGTCGGGCCGGATTCTTTGCTCTCCGGTGTTGAGAACCCTGTACGTCTCGCCACCCCGAGATTCTCAACTCTGGATGGTGAGCTATTTCTATCACCGAGCAAAGAGGCCACACCATGGCAAACCGCAAACAACAGCGCGCATACGCTGCGCGTCGTCACATCCAGACTGAAATCAACCGTAGACTTTTCCGCGCATCACGCGTCGCGCAAATCATGCACATCAATATGCTGCATGAGCGCAGCCACGCGCTATCGAACATCTATTCCGCCTCTGTTTTCAGCTATCTGGCGGATGATCTGCGCGAGCTGCAACAACTCTTCCAGCAGCAAAACAAACTCCATTAATTCCTGTTCCGGGCCTTTCCTGCACCTTGCGGCGGGAGGCCTTCGCACATCTGTAGTAAAGAGAATTGCAGCATGATTGACGCTCATGACTTCACAAGATGGGTGCGCACACAGGACACCCGTCTGGCTCCCGTTCTTCAGGGATTATTTGATCTCTACATCCGTGGTCGTGACAACAGAGCACGCACCACAAAACCGGAGAATGCAGACACCCTTTATTTCACAGTAGACGACTGCTACCGCGTGGACTTCACACCACACGGGCTGGCGTTGCACTGCCTGACACCACACGGAGAATCACTGCTGGCGTATTACGACTCCCCGGCCTCCGTATTTGCGGCAATGCTGGCGCATCGCACTGCTGGCGGGTGTGCCTCGCTGAGTGAATACACCGCTGAATTTAACCGCCTTTCTGCCCTGTTCTCGCAGGAGTGGCAGCGCGTGACGGGATACCAGCCATGAATGAGTTTGCATGGAGCTGGAATGAACCACGGCCAGCCATTGATCCGGCCAGATTTACGGAGCACAGGCAGGAAACTGAAACCGACCTGCAACGCGCCATCCGTTACTACCTTGAGGCAGACAAAAAGGCTCTGGAAGAACAGGAAGCGAAGGAGGAAGCCTTTTTCGCACAATCCACCGTGGGTAAAAAACTCATGGCATCCCTTGAGGAAGCCGGACAGCGTGAAAAGCTGGCACAAAGCATCATCAGCAAGCGTCAGGCAACAGAACAAGACCCGGTGGCCCGTGCTTTTGCCACACTGAAGGTGCTTCCCGTTTATCTGCGTGAACCTCTGAGCCGCCACCTCTCTTTCCTGCGCAAAAAACAGGAAGCCGATCGCCAGAAAGGCAAAAAGAGCTGGCAGGCTGAACGCTACGCGCGCGGAACCCTGCGCAAAATATTCGAACGTCTGGACCGCACCGATCACCGCTGGCTGACACCGGGTTATCGCTCCCTTGCCGGACGCGAACGCCTGGACGATTTGCTTTACCTGCCGCAGCTCAACAAACACCAGATACAGACGCTGGCCACCATGACGGCGGCGATGTTCAGCAGCACCTTCGAAAAACTCTGCGATGGCTTTGGCGCGACTGATGGCGAACTGACCATGGATGTAACGCTGAAGGCGTATCAGATGCTGGCCCGCATGGCGTTACACCTGCACGCCATGCCTCCACATTATGACGCACTGACAACAGACAAAGACCGGAGGAACGAACCGGACACGGAGCTGCTGCCGGGCGCAATCCTTCGCTTGACCTGTGCGGAATGGTGGAAACGCAAACTGTGGCTGTTACGTTGTGAGTGGCGGGAAGAACAACTCCGCGCCGCCTGTCTGATTTCCAGAAAAACATCCCCCTATCTGAGCCAGGACGCGTTAAGCGAGTTTCGCGCACAGCGCGAGAAAACACGCGATTTCCTGAAAAGTTTCATGCTGGAAAATGAAGACGGGTTCACGATTGATCTCGAGACGGTGTATTACGCGGGAGTAAGTAACCCGGTTCACCGTAAGGCAGAAATGATGGCCACCATGAAGGGACTGGAACTTCTGGCCGAAGCCCGTGGCGACAGAGCGGTGTTTCTGACCGTCACCTGCCCGTCAAAATACCACGCAACAACGGAGAACGGTCATCCGAACCCCAAATGGAACGGGGCCACCATGCGCGACTCCAGCGATTACCTGGTTAACACGTTTTTTGCGGCGGTCCGCAAAAAACTGAACCGCGACGGCCTGCGCTGGTATGGCATCCGCACGGTGGAGCCTCACCATGACGGCACTGTGCACTGGCATATGATGGTCTTTGCACATCCGGACGAGATTGAAACCATCGTGTCCCACGTCTGCGATATTGCCATTCAGGAGGACCGCCACGAGCTGGGCGATGACATAACTCCGCGTTTTAAGGCGGAGTATGTCGACGGCTCAAAAGGCACACCAACCAGCTACATCGCCACCTACATCGGAAAGAACCTGGACAGCCGCGCCGTGGATGGCATCGACCCGAAAACGGGCAAGCCACGCGTTGACCACGAAACCGGAAAATCAATGGCCGAGAGCGTGGAGCGCGCCATCGGCTGGGCGCGCCTTCACCGGGTCCGTCAGTTCCAGTTCTTTGGCATCCCCTCCCGTCAGGTGTGGCGTGAACTGCGCCGCCTTGCCAGCCAGATGGCACGCAATCCGGAAGGCCCGCAACGGCTGAAAGATGATGCAATGGATGCGGTACTCGCTGCCGCCGATGCCGGGTGTTTTGCCACCTACATTGAAAAACAGGGTGGCGTACTTGTTCCACGCAAAGACTACCTGATTCGCACCGCCTACGACCTCGCAGATGAGCTGAACGATTACGGCGAACAGAGCGTACAGATTTACGGGATCTGGTCGCCACTCATCGGGGAATCCTCCCGTGTGTGCACGCATCCGGATAACTGGAAGCTGGTAAGACGTAAACCGGAAACGGAAGACAGCGCCCGCGAAAATGGTTTTGACCTTCAGGGCGGCCCTGCCGCCCCTTGGACTCGTGGCAATAACTGTCCCCGTGTACAGGAAACGGACAACAACGGGACAGAACAGCAGGAAGAACGGCCAGCACTGTGGCCGCAGCTTCCTGACGGCGTTGATGTGGATGAATGGATGCGCTCACTGAAACGGCACGAACGCCGGGCGCTGATGCGTTCGCTTCGTGACAAACAGGCAAAAAACAGCAGTGATGAAATGCAGAGCTGGACACAGAGCCGCAAACAGCAGCGGCCTTTGCCTGATAACCACGAATTACTCGCTAAAGAATGGCGGGAATCTGCCGAATCTCTCGGCCTGCATATCGGTGAACAGCAGATGCAGCACCTGTTACGAGGCGGCAGTCTGTACGTTGACGGCAGCATCATTGCACCGCAGGGATTTGAAATTGTACGCAAACCAGATACCCGACCGGACAGCCGAATCACGCAGCTCTGGCAGCGCCTGAGCCGTAATCACGGCGTAAACAGCACGGAAATCCGCCATAACCCGATTTCCAGCTATCTGAAACAGCTCGGGGCATCAGACCCTGAAGCCGCTGCACGCCTGGCATCCACAATTCAGCAGGACCAGAACACCATGAAAACTCCCGTTACCGTGCTTTCTGACATGCTGCGCGCCATCCGTGACGCAGAGCACGCACAGAGAATCAATGAAACCACTGAACGCGCACGTCACAAGGCGGGTCTGTTGCAGGACAAAGGCAATAGCGAGAAGAAAAAATAACCAAGAAAGAAATCATCAATTGTATGAAGGTAGAGTTTAGACATGGTAAGGACGTTCCATGAGGCACACTGTAATTTCATATAGTATTCCTCTTCCCTGTTTGATAAAAAAGTGCAATACTATAAATAGTCCAGTTAAATGCTTTTTCAATTCACTTAAAATCAAGAGGTTACAGTTAAGATGGGCGACTTAGGTGGTATTCAGTCAGATTTAGCCCAACTAGTTAGACTGGTAATAACTGAACAGTATGATGACGTTCGGTTATATGTCGCTCGCTTGGTGCGTAAATATCGGGAAACTATGCCTGCTCTATCCGAGCAGCTTGATCTTTATCTACGAAATAAACCGCAAAAGCCTGCACAAAGCCTGCGTAAGGTTACCGCACCAAAACAAGCGCTGCCTCAAACCATGCCTGTGGACGAGGAGTCAAGGCTTACCTTGCTTAAAGCACCAAATGAAAAGATTGTGAGCAAACCTCTACTGTCCAGTCAGATAGAAGACTCACTGGATCAAATTATTCTTGAGCGGAAGCACATCGATCGCCTCAAGACTCTCGGCTTACAACCAACACGCTCTGCCATTTTTGTTGGCCCTCCGGGTGTAGGTAAAACACTTACGGCAAGCTGGTTAGCTCAGAAATTAGGGGTTCCTTTTTACGTTCTTGATTTAACGGCAGTAATGAGCAGCTATCTGGGCAAAAGCGGAAATAACCTTCGGGCAGCTTTAGATTTTGCGAAGAAAGGGCCGTGCGTTCTTCTGTTAGATGAAATTGATTCAATCGCCAAAAAGAGAAGTGATGATTCTGATGTTGGAGAATTAAAAAGACTTGTTACCGTGATACTCCAGGAGGTTGACGAATGGCCGTCTTCTAGTTTGCTACTTGCTGCAACTAACTTCGCTGAGTTGATTGATCCAGCACTATGGAGACGTTTTGATTTAGTGCTCAATTTTGAGAAGCCAGATAGCGAAAGTATTAAAGAAGCAATTAAACGCTTTTCAGGTCCCGACTACGCGATTTTTGCACGTTGGATAGATCTACTGGCTATTATGTTCAAAAATGAATCTTTTAGTAATATTGAGCGTTCTATCAACAAATTCCGACGTTCGGTCGCTTTAGGTATTTCCTCAGATGAAGAGTTGATTGGGTCGTTCATTAAAGATGGTTTATCAGAATTAGACAGGAATGAACGTAAAGAAATTGCAGTTACTCTAAAAAGAAATTCTAAATTATCCCAGCATGCCATATCAGACTTAACCGGAGTCAGTAGGGATACAATTAGAAAATACAGTCAAAAAATGTAATACAGCATAGATAAGGAGTATGTATGGCGAAAACTAATTTTCTGATTGGACGCGGCGAATTATTAACCAGCGATATTCCTGGTCCTAAAAGAGTGCCCGGAAAAGCTGAGGTTTATTCTCTTTACGAATCGAAACAACGTTTATTGCCGCAAATTGCATCTACTATAGAAAATTTTGATGATTTACCCAGTCAGGCATGTCCTTATGATTATGCTGTGGCTAAGTTGACGTTGAATCCGAGCTATATTGCACGCTCTTTTTTTCCTGCAAAAATGCTTAAGTCTACCGGGTTAACGTCTATTGGCAGCAGGACGGTAAAAATTACGCCTCAAAGCTGGAAGCGAAAAGTTACTGTGTCAGAAGTAACTACGACACAAATGTTTGTTGCTGGTAAAAGAGAATCCTTCAAAGAGTTACCTCATTGGGTGTCAGGACTCAAAGAGTTTTCTGACGAAGCGATTGATTTTGCACGCATAGAACGGTTCGATGCCTATTTACCCGAAGAGCGTATTATTACCATTGGTGAGCAGGATTCTTCGTATTTTGAGGTTGGTGTTCATTTACTGCCAGATAATGAACAAGACTTGGTTCAGCAACAATTTGTTCAGTTTGCATCAAATTTGAACATCAAAGTACATACTTCATTAGCTTTTACCGCTGGTACATTATGGTTCGTGCCAATCCAGGCCGATAGAATTACTATTAGTAAGCTTGCGAAATTTACATTTGTACGAGTAATAAGACCGGTTCCAAGATTGCGTGGGATTAGACCAATACAAAGGAACTACGGTCCTTTAGCTCAGTGTAAATTGCCTGCTGAGGGCCCCGTATCTTCAGAAATAAAAGTTGCGATTCTTGATGGCGGTTTACCATCAGAGCACGCTATATCGCCATGGTTAAAATCCTATAGAGTTTTGGACGATCATGCAGAGGATGATCCAGACGGTTTAGAGCATGGTTTAGCTGTGTCTTCAGCCTTTTTATTTGGACCAATAAGTAATAAATCGGAAGCGAAAAGACCATACTCTTATATTGATAACTTAAGAGTTTTGGACAACAAGACCTGCCAAGAAGATCCGCTGGAACTATATCGAACTTTGGGCTTTATTGAAGAGGTATTGTTGTCTCGCCAGTATCAGTTTATCAATCTAAGTTTAGGTCCAGACCTACCAATTGAAGATACGGAAGTTCATGCATGGACTTCCGTTATTGATGATTTGTTAAGTGATGGTGAAACATTAATGACTGTTGCTGTTGGCAACAATGGAGAAATGGATCGCAAGTCTGGTAATGCAAGAATTCAAGTACCAGCCGATTGCGTTAATGCTCTTGCTGTTGGTGCTTGTGATACAGTTAATGATACGGAATGGAAACGAGCACCATATAGCGCCATTGGGCCAGGCAGAAGTCCTGGCGTGATGAAACCGGATTTAGTTGCGTTTGGTGGTGACACAGACGAGTACTTTCATGTCTTAGGTAAAGGTAAGAAGCCTGTAATCATACCCCAGCTAGGAACAAGCTTTGCCTCTCCTTACGCCTTACGAGCAGCTGTTGGTGTTCGGGCAATTTTAGGGAACGATTTGAGCCTACTAGCAATCAAAGCTTTGTTAATTCATGCGTCAAAACAGCTTGATCATCCTTGTACAGAAGTTGGCTGGGGAAAACTTCCTGAAGACTTGAACGACATTATAGTCAGCCCTGATGGTGTTGCCCGTATCGTCTACCAAGGTGAATTGAAACCAGGAAAATACTTACGCGCTCCTCTTCCAATACCTGAAGGTGGCTTGAAAGGTAGAATAAACTTAGCGGCAACTTTCTGTTATGCAACAACCACTGATCCACAAGACCCAGCTTCCTATACAAAAGCTGGTTTGGAAGTGACATTCCGGCCAAATGATTCAAAAATCAAAGACGGAAAACAAAATGCTGAAACCAAGGGATTCTTTGAACTGGCCAAATATTCAACTGAAAGTGAGCGACGTTCTGACATGGGCAAATGGGAGACCGTCTTACATAATTCGAAGAACATGCTAGGTTCAACTCTAAAAAATCCTGTATTTGACATTCATTATAACGCTCGTGAGGCCGGTGCAAGCATAGCCAGCCATAAGGCAGAAAAAATCAAGTATGCTCTTATAATTACCATTAAGGCATCAAAGCACCAAGACCTGTATAACGAAATTTTACGTACTTATAATCAGGTGCTCGTGCCAATTCAACCGCAAACATCAATTCCTATTCGTTCGTAATCCTTCAAGACATAATGCCCCTCAATTTGAGGGGCATTTCTTTGCACAAAAGTGCACAAATTTGCACAATTTTTTTGAACGACTTTTTGCCCTTCCGGCCCGCATGGCGGCTGGATCGGTCAAGGATCCGTGCGTGCACAAAAAAACGCGCTTTTTCTGCGCGCAGGTGACGGGGGAACAGCCCGCGTTTCAGGGGGTAAATAGCATTCCCTGAACGATGTCGCAGAGATACAACAGAATGGCTGTATTTCTCACGCTGAGCGTGAAAAAGACGTGAGGGCTTTTGATTTATGGGGTGAAAGGTAAGGCCGTCAAAATCGCACTGAGACGGCGAGAACATGCAGTCAACGCGGTGGGATTGCGTAAGAGTCTGACTGTCGATGGTGGCGATAAACTGGAAGGCGTCGTGAAATTATCTGACTGATACAGGAGCTGGAGAGTCGGGGCATAAATTTTTTATGCCCCGGCGAAGCAGCAGACAAGCGAAGCGCGTCAGGATGTGGGCTGGGTGTCTAACAGTGCGTAAGGGTTAAAGCGGATCACCTCTTCGCCAAGCCAGTCATTGATGTGCTTCATGGCCTCCATGACAGGCATCAGCTCGTTAATTGCGTAAACCCGCGCGGCCTTCTCCACATCACCAAACGCACTTTTTTCGCCCGGCATCGCCCCCATCAGTTGCGGCGGAACGCGGTGCGCAGCCAGCACATCATCACGGGATGCCGCCTTAACATTCATGAACTCATCCTTTGCGGTGATCTGCTGGAACGGCAAAATTTGCACCCCCTCTTTGCCCCCGTTGGGAGCATGGATGAGCACGTTTTTAAACGCACCACCACCACGCGCACCCTGTAACGTTTCTTTCAGGGAGCCCATGCTTTCGCGGTTTACCTGCGCTGCACCAATGTAGATGATGCACCCGGCGTGGGAGCCGTTGTCGTAGTACAGTTTTCTGAACATGTCCGCCGAATGAGAAAGGCTGGCCGAGAGTAATGCGCCAAGATATTCCGGCATGCCGTAGATTTCCTGATTAATATCCGGATTCATCAGATGGCACACTTTACCAGGGCGAAACTCAAACGCGTCCTTGCCATCCTGCACATACCACCATGATTCAAGATCGCTTCCGCGTCGCATGTATTTCGCCAGTGCGTGCCGTAATTTAAGCGGTTCGCCGAGCATATTGCTTCGAAGCTCAAGGAATGCGTTACCGAACACAAACCAGTCCAGCGCCAGCGCCGAGAAATCCTGCCGGGAAAGCAGCGGGTGCGGGATGTAGCAACCGAGCAATACATTGCGCTTAAAGTAAAGCGCAGACTGATGCCAGGACGTTTGCCGGGCGGCTCTTGCCAGACCGTACCAGTCCACCGGGGTTTCGTACCACCGCCCGTTATCAGCACAGTACATATTGTCCAGCAGGTCATGCCCGGTCAGGCGGTAAGGACCATCAAATGTGAATGCACTGAGCGACGATTCTTTCCTGAGCGCATCAGCAAGCTCAATGCGTGTACTCATGCGCACTTTTTTATTTTTTCTGCTCATCAGAACTCCATAACCGTGAAACGCTCGTTTTCTCCTTCGCCGCCAATCGGTTCGTTAATGACAGCAAGCATGGTTGCCCACGCAAGGTCGCCGTGGCTGATCCCCCTCGCGCGGTCCGTTTCGTAAGTGATAAAGCCGCCCGGTGTTTTCACCTTACGCACGGCGTTAAAGGCTGCGACCAGCTCGCGTTCAGCGCGATCGTATTCCCACCGCCCGGCGCGCATTATTTGCAGCATTTTCAGTACCAGCGACCGTTTTGATGACAGCGTGAAGGTGTACGGAATAGCAGCAGGGAAAAACCGTTTCACTATCTGATAAACAGCCTCCCCGTTCCCGCCTGTCACATCAATGCCGATGTGTTCCACGTTGTAGCGACACGTGAACTCTTCAATGACTCTGGCCTGTTCTTCAAACTCCAGCCCCTGAACGCGTCGCGTCTCCACCGTTCGAAAACGGCCACCAGGAACAGCCGGAGGAACCACCACGGACACAGCGCCGCTGTCGCCGTTGCCACTGCTGCCGTTTGCGTCATACCCAATCCATACCGGACGATTCCCCATCGGGCGGGGAGCAAAAGGTTTCCAGTCCTTCCAGTCGTCGTATCCGTCAACACCGCAGCCAATCAGGATATTCAGGTTAAATGCCGATTCCCCTTCGCGGACAAACTCACACATATAGAGATTGAGGAACTCGTCTTCGGTGTTTTCATCACGAATTTCGTCAATATCGGTGTGTTTCCAGCCGTGATTAACCACATCTTCCAGCGTGACAATCTGCCGCCACGTCCGGTCAGGGCAGATAAGCCCGTTATGCAGCGTTTTCCAGTCCACAGAAAAACGCTGGCGTTTATGCGTGGCCTTTTTCTCGTTCCAGCGGTCGCCATTCCAGTAGGCGTATGCCTCGTGCGTTTCGGTGGATGGCGTGGAGAAGTAGGTGCGCCGCAGTCCGCTGAGGGTTGCCATAGCGCCAGCCACCTTGCGCAGTTCAGCAAAGCGACTGACCCAGAAAAATTCATCAAAATAAAAATTGCCCGTATAGGACTGCGCCGACGCAGCAGAAGTGCCGAGAAAATGCAGCTCTGCGCCGTTGGAGAGGATGATTTTATCGCCCCCTTTCAGCTCCACATCAACTTCAGCCGCGGCCTTCTGAATAATGCTTTTAAACTGGAACGCCTGACGACGCGACGCAGACAAAAAAATCTGGTTACGCTGGTAAGGTTGCGCCACATCGTCACACAGCGCCATCAGCAGTGCTTCCTGTGCAAAATACCAGGTCGCCCCAATCTGTCGGGATTTCAGGATCATCCTGTTACGTATCCCGGCTTCCCTGCAAAGGGTCAGGGAGTCAAACCAGCCCCGCTGATGCCACTCCAGCCTGCTGATGATTTTTTCCCGCAGTGCGGCAATCTGTTCCGGCGTGAAATGATTTTTGAGTTTTTTCGCCCGGCCTTTCTTTCCTGCGGCCATCACATCCGGCTGGCCATCATGCAGCTTTTTAAGCTGCCGGGTCAGCAGGTCTATTTCCTTAAAGTCACCGCCTGTTTTATTCTGTTTTTCAGTAAGCTGGATGAGGCGCGCATCGATGGACTGCGTGACACGCTGCACGGGTGGCGTTTCATCCCACTGGTCGCGTTTTTTCCACGCATAAATCGTGTTCGGGTTTATTCCCATCAGACGTGATATTTCTGCGGGCGGATAACCCTGCCAGTAAAGTTGCCGCGCACGCTGGCGCACAAAAGCGTCCTGAATCATTGCTCCCCCTGAGTAATTACAGGAAGATTACCCGCGCGCGAAACCGTTCTCCTTAACCCCCTGTTCTGGCCGTTTTCTTACAACAAAAGCCCTTTGTATCAGCCTGTTACGCTTTGCCATCATGACTGAAGAACCAGTCAGAGGGGCAAAAACTATGGCTAATGAAAAAAAGACATCCCGCAAAAAGTTTCGCGTGGCTGTCTCCGGATCAACTGTTGATGGCCGTGAAATCAGTCCGGTGCATCTGCGTGAAGCCGCCGAGAACTTCAACCCGGATGTTTACGCTGCCCGCGTGAACGTTGAGCACTATCTCTCGCCATGCCCGTCAAGCGAATTTTCCGCAATGGGCGATGTCACCGCACTGAGTACGGAAGACATTACGGAAGGTCCGCTGGCCGGACGTACTGCGCTGTATGCAGAAATCGAACCGACCGAGCGCATGAAGCAGCTTGTCGCGGACGGCAAGAAAATCTATTCCAGTATCGAACTGCACCCGCAGTTCTCCGTTAACGGGCGCGCCTATCTGGTCGGGCTGGCGATGACCGACACCCCGGCAAGCCTGGGCACTGAGCGCCTGAAATTCACGGCACAGCAACGTCAGGCGGTAATGACGTTCAACAGTGTCCAGGGTGAAGCGCCGCTTATCTCTGAAGCCATCGAGTCTGAAATCATCGAAATGGCAGAACAACGCCAGGAAGAAGGCACCCAGTGGTTTAACCGCGTAATGGGGATTATTGGCCGTGGCCGCAAAGCGGATGACGCCAGTTTTTCCCGTATTCAGGAAGCGGTGGAAGGCGTCGCAACGTCACAGGCCGACATTATCGACCGTTTTAATGTGCTGGAAACCCGCCATCAGCAGGACCGCCAGAAAATTACGTCACTGACCACAGAGCTGACAGCACTGAAGGAAAAACTGCGCACGCAGGACGGCGATCCGCAGAACCGGTTCACCGCAACGGGCGCAGCCTCCGACCAGCTGGCTGACTTCTGATAAGACAAAGGAGCAAATTTTTTATGAATCTGGTGATGTCAGATATTACCCGCAACAAGCTGGGTTGCTATATGGCGCAGCAGGCGTCGCTTAACAATATCCCGGTTTCTGCGCTGGTATCGCGATTTACCGTAGAACCCGCGGTGCAGCAGCGTTTTGAAAACGCCTCAAAGGAAAGTACCGAATTTACGAAAAGAATTAACGTGATCGGCGTGACCGACCAGAAAGGCGAAAAAATCCTCCTGGATACCACAGGACCGATTGCGCGCACGAATACCAGTTATGACGGAACAAAACGCCGTAACCCGAATAACGTGGTTGATCTGAAAAACCGCAAATACCAGTGCGAACAGGTGAACTACGACACGTTTATTTCGTATCCGCAGCTTGATGCCTGGTCGGCACACCCTGATTTTCAGTCACGCATCAGCGCACAGATTGCCCGACAGGTGGCGCTTGACCGCATCATGATCGGTTTCAACGGCACGTCTCACGCGGATGAGTCCAACTTCAGCACCAACAAGCTGCTTCAGGACGTTAACGTGGGCTGGCTGGAGCACATCAGAACCGACGCCAGCGAACGCGTTATGAATGACGTGACGCTGACCTCCCGCAACATGGACAACACCGTGGCGCACGCGGGTAAGTATGCGAACGCTGATGCACTGGTACAGGACGCGCGTTCATCCCTGCTGGATGAATGGCACAAGGAAGCTGACGACCTCGTGGTGATCATGGGGCGCAACCTGTTTAACTCGCTGCGTCTGCCCGTGCTGAACAGCATCAGCGGCCAGAATCCCAATGCGGAATTACTCGCCGGGCAGCTCATCCTGTCATCGCGCACCATTGGCGGGCTGGGCGTGTTCCTTGCGCCGTTCTTCCCGGATGCAACGATGCTTATCACCTCGTTCAACAACCTGTCGATTTACTGGCAGAAAGGTTCAATGCGTCGCCTGATGAAAGACGAGCCGGAATACAACCGCATCGCCACCTACCAGTCCATCAATGACGCTTATGTCGTTGAAGACTATGGCAAGTGCGCGATGGTCACTGGCCTGAAGTTCGCCGACAGCTAATCAACTCACGGCGGGCATCATGCCCGCCTGTAACGGAGAGAACAAATGATTACTCCTGCACAGCAACACTGGCAGAACGTGATGGCACAGCGAGCAGGCCGGGCGAATGAAGGCGTGGACCACGCCGCGCGTACCGCACATGAAGAGGTACTGTATCGTCTGCGTCTGGCACAGGCCCGGCTTAAGGGCGTACAGGCCAGAAGCGCGAAAGCCGCCATCAAAAAAGAGTTGTTGCCGGACTTTTCCGGCTGGATTGAGGGAACGCTGGAGGCTGACGGCGGACAGCAGGATGAAGTGATTGCCACGCTGATGGTGTGGGCGATTGACTGCGGCGATCTTCCGCTTGCGCTGCGTATTGGCGCGTATGTGGTCCGTCATAACCTCATCATGCCGGATAACTTTGGCCGTACTGCTGCCACAGTGCTGACCGAAGAAATCTGCAACCCGGTGCTGACGCAGGCCGGGACGGATGCCGACGCGGATTTGTCCGCCTTTATCGAACCACTGGACATCCTCCGGGAGATTGTCACAGACCAGGATATGCCGGACGAAGTACGCGCCAAATTATGCAAGGCGTGCGCCTTTGCCCGTCGTGGTCTGACCGATGCAGACAACATGGCCTTATCACTGAAGCTGCTGCGCGAAGCGATGCACCTGAACCCGAACGCAGGTGTGAAACGCGAGATTGCAACCCTTTCCCGCGCCCTGAAAAAAGCCGATTCCGCAGCCGCACCAGAAGACGCCAGCGCACAGCAGGCGCAGGACGAAAGCAGCAAAAGTAAAAAGACAACGCGGAAGCCTGCAACACGAAAAACCACCGCGACGCAGAAGGCGAAGCGCGGTTAACGACTGACCCCGTCAGCGGGCGGCGTGCGCGGTGTTCCGGTTTGACTCCGTGACCGTTTACACCGCGCACCCACCGCCCGATTTTTTTCAGGAGTGAACCCCATGAGTATGGTTGCCAGAACTGAACCCAGACCCGCAGAGGACGACATCACCGATACCGATGATGGCGATACCCGCATTTCAGCGGGTGCATTCTGGCCGGATATTGTGTTGCGCGAGCTGCGTCTGGCGGTACGACTGCCGGGGCGCGTGACCACTTCCCGCCTGCTACATACCGCCACCGGAGCTGTGGCACACGTTACCCGCGAGCTGGAAGCATGGCAGCAGGAACAGCAGGCGGCTGGCCATCAGACGCTGGCCGATGTTCCGGCACCCGTAATTAACGGAGAAAGCGTCAATCTCTGGCACTGGCGCAATGCTGTTTATACCGCCACGCGCGCCCTGATTCTGGAGCGTTATCGTGATGCAGACACAACGGACAAGGGCGACCGCCGGGCGGACGCTCTGGATATACAGACATCGGATTTGTGGCGTGATGTGAGCTGGGCCATCTCTGACATTCTGTGCCGCCCGCGAATCTTTGCGGAGTTGTGCTGATGAAAGTGAAGGCACTGGAAAGCGACACCGTGGATTCGCTCTGTTTCCGGTACTACGGCACGACGCAGGGCGTCACCGAAAAGGTGCTGGATGCCAACCCCGGACTCTGTCAGCAGGTATTTCTGGACGCCGGGCAGGAAGTGGAGATGCCGGAGCCGGAGAAGAAGAAACGAGAAATGATTCAGTTGTGGGGGGCGTAGCAGTGAGCACCATTCAAACAGGGATCACAGAGCAGGTTATTGCGTGGCTCTTTGACCACCTGCCAACGGTGTATGCAGTAGGCGCGGCGGTCAGCATTTCCGCGCTGATGAGTCTTTATGACGGACGAACACTGGTTCAGACCGTAACGGGATCGCTGGCGTGCGGCGTTCTTGCCATGGCCGTGGCCGGGTCGTTGCGCTTCTTCGGTTTTCCTGAAGATGCCGTGACGTTTATCGGCGCATCAATCGGTTTTATGGGGGCAGAGAAAGCACGCGACAAGGTTATTGCGGCCTTTAATCGCAGGGTGAAGGAGAAGGACGAATGAGCAACACATTTAAATTCAGCAGCCGGAGCGAAAAGAATTTGCAGGGCGTAAATCCTGATCTGGTGAAAGTGACCCGACGGGCACTGGAAATCTCGGAAGTGGATTTTGGTATCACCGAAGGGTTGCGCAGCCGTTACCGCCAGAAGCAACTGGTGACCACGGGTAAGAGCCAGACCATGAACAGCCGCCACCTTACGGGGCATGCCGTGGATGTTGTGGCTTATATCGGCAGCCAGGTGTCATGGGAATGGCCGCTGTACGAAAAAATCGCAGCAGCATTCAGACAGGCCAGCCGGGAACTGAATATTCCGGTGGAATGGGGCGGCGACTGGAAAACCCTGAAAGACGGACCGCATTTTCAGTTACCACACGGAGCCTATCCGGCATGAAGCTCTGGCCCACGCTTGGCGTCGCTTTCCTTCTGATTGCCGGATGGGGAACATCCATGCGTCTGTCGTGGTCGCTGGGCCGGGAGAACGCCAGAAACGAAGCGCAGGCCAGCACCCTGAAAAGTACCGCCGACACCCTGAATATCATTAGCGCCGGGGTACAGGATATGCAGCAGGTGCTGGCACAACTCCGCGTGGAAAATCAACAGAGAAATCAGGACGGAGAGGCCAGACGTGAACAGCTACGCAACGATATTGCAAAAGATGAATGCGCCCACGCTTTGCCTGACGCTCGTTTTACTGACAGGTTGCGCAGGCACGCAGAACGCGCCACGGCCAGCGCCGTCAGTCCGGCTTATACCGCAGACGCTGACCATACCGGTAATGCCTCCCCCCTTCCCTGAAACTCCCACATGGGGAAATCTCGGTATATGGGGCGACCGCCTTCTGGATGCACTTGAAACCTGTAACGCGGATAAACGGGCCATTGAATTACTGGAACAGCGCAGGCTGCAACGACTGAACAACGAGGATAACAACCATGCTGAAAACTGATTCCCTGCGTGAAGCCATGACCCGTTCATGCCGATGGTGTCAGGCTAACCCGGAAAAATTCACCATTTTCGTGGAGAGCGGCAACATTGAAACGACCGGAGAAACGCCCTCGTTTGTTTACCGCTATCAGATGGTGATGTTTGTCATGGATTACGCAGGAGAGCTGGACGACCTCACGCTGCCGCTGCTGGCGTGGTTATCCGAAAATCAGCCACAGTTGTTGCTCAATCCGGAGCGTAATCAGGACATCAAATTTTCCGCCGTTATCAATGACGATGACAGCGCCGATCTCCTGTTTACGCTCCCCCTGCGGGAACGCGTTCGCATCACGCGCAACAGTCAGGGCACACCGCAGGCAGAACACCTGCCGGAGCCAAAACCCCGTCTGCCCTCTTCCGAAGGCGACTGGTCGCATGTATTCCAGGATGTGACGTGGGGTGAAAGCGATGGATAAGGCATTCACCCGCGTGGATGAAACCTTTGAGGCCATCCGCGACAGCCTGAATCAGCAGGCCATCAATAACATCGCCAGAAAGCTGGCACAGGATTTACGCCGCGCCCAGCAGGCACGTATCCGGTCACAGAAAGCGCCGGACGGGACCGCGTGGACACCTCGCAGACGCCGCGTAACCCGGATACAGGAGCGCATTCGCTTTATCTGGAATAACGAAGCACGCACGCTGAAAAACTGGCATCACGACACGGGGAAATACGGGCGAACCATTACCGGGTGGGATGAGGATAAAAACAATATCCGCACGTTTTACCGGGATGACATCGACCGTTTTCTGGAAATACGCACCCGGCGCATCAACCAGGACAGCACAAAGCGCGTCCCCATGTTCGTAAAACTGCGCACCGCCCGCTACCTGAAAGCCCGTGCAGATGCTTCCGGTGTGACGGTGGGTTACAGCGGCGTGGCCGCACGTATTGCACGCGTTCATCAGTTCGGTGAGCGCGATCAGGTTGCGCCGGGCATTTTCACCGATTACCCGGTACGTGAGCTGCTGGGTATCAGCCAGGCAGATGAACGCCTGATTTATAACACGGTGCTGGGCCGGATTGCGGAGGCTGTACGGTGAGCGCAGAACTCATGCGACTGCTGAGCAACATCATTCGCACCGGGATCATCTCTGAAGTTGATGAGAAGTCCTGGCGCGTGCGCGTTCGCAGCGGCGAACTGGAAACAGGCTGGTTGCGCTGGAACACCACGCGCGCGGGAGCCTTCAATGTGTGGCTGCCGCCATCACCAGGCGAACAGGTGGTAATTGCCTGCATTGGCGGCAACCCGGAAACCGCCATGATAATTGGCAGCCTGTGGAGTGATGCCATTCCGGCCCCCGGCAAAAGCCTGAAAGAAATCGTGGTCAGCGCGCCGGATGGCGCGGTGTTCCGCTACGACGCGGCCGCAGGCGCACTGAGCGCCAGCGGCATGAAAACAGCCACCCTGCAGGCATCCGTCAGTGTGACACTGGATACGCCTGTCGTGGAATGCACAGACCTTCTGAGAACAGCGACGCTTGACGTCACAAAAGGGGGAACGATGAGCGGCAATATCACGCACAGCGGCGGCAATTTCACCTCAAACGGCATCACAGTGCATACGCATAAACACGGTGGCGTTAAAGGTGGCAGCGATTCGACAGGAGGCCCGCAGTGACAACCCGCTACACAGGAATGAACCAGGACGGAACGGGAAACCTGAACGATATGGAGCACCTGAAACAGTCAGTCAGGGACATCCTGACCACCCCGCTGGCCAGCCGGGTTATGCGACGGGAATATGGCAGCCTTGTGCCTGATTTGATTGACGAACCCATGAATAACACCACGCGTCTGCAATGCATGAGTGCTGCCGTGATTGCGCTGACACGATGGGAACCCCGCATTGCCCTGGATGCCATCGACGTTGTCTGGAAAGCGGGAGGCCGCGCCGGGGTGACGCTGTCGGGCACTGTCATGCAGACCATGCAGAATGTTGAGTTAACCATCACGCTGAGGGAGTAAATCATGCCCGCCGTTGACCTTTCCCAGTTACCGGACCCCGCCATCATCGCGGAGCCTGACTTTGAAGCAATTCTGGCTGACACAAAAGCCATGATGATTGCGTCCTATCCCGCCGAACAGCGTGAAGCCGTTTCCGCCGCGCTGGAGCTGGAATCGGAACCCCTTAACGTTATCGCTCAAACCATGTCGTTTCGTGAAATGCTGTTACGCCAGCGGGTTAATGAGGGCGCACGCGCCTGTATGTTAAGCCACGGTTCAGGGACAAACCTGGACAACCTCGCGGGCAATATGAACACAAAGCGCCTGGTTATCACTCCGGCAACGGATACCACCGACGCGGTGATGGAGAGCGACACCTCGCTGAGACTGCGGGCGCAGCGGGCGTACGACGGCCTGAGTGTTGCTGGCCCGTCAGGTGCATACGAGTATTTTGCCCGCAGCGCCAGCGGTCTGGTGCGTGATGCGCGGGCTATCAGTCCGTCTCCGGCCAACGTGACGGTTTCCATCCTGTCCACTGAAGGCGACGGCACAGCAACGGAGGCGTTGCTTAATACCGTTCGCGCCGTTCTGAATGCAGAGGATACCCGCCCGGTGGCCGACCGCCTTACTGTACAGAGCGCCAGAATCGTGACATGGCGGCTGAATGCAAAACTGTACTTTTACCCCGGCCCGGAATCCGAACCTATTCTGGCCGCGGCGGAATCGTCATTCAGGAAGTGGCTGGCTGAACAGGGGCTTATCGGTCAGGACGTGGCGTTGTCCGCCATTGCTGCCGCACTGCATGTGCACGGTGTGCAACGCGTGGAGATAATCGAACCCACACAGAATATGGCCATCAGCGACATACAGGCGGCGCGCTGTGAGTCATTCACCATCAGCGAAGGTGGGCGCAATGAGTAATTCGTTGTTACCACCATCAGCCAGCAATTTCATGCGTTGCGCCGAAGCCGTCGGAACACGCATTACAGACATTCCGGTAGACCTCAACACGCTGTGGTCGCCGGACACATGCCCGGCGCATCTGCTGCCTTATCTCGCCTGGGCGTTTTCCGTTGACCGCTGGGATCGCAACTGGCCGGAAGAGACAAAGCGACAGGTGATTCGTGATGCATGGCTGATACACCGACACAAGGGAACCATCAGCGCACTGCGCCGGGCCATTGAGCCGCTGGGATACCTCATTCGCGTGTCTGAGTGGTGGGAGTTCGGCGGAGAACCGGGAACATTTACCGTTGAAGTCGGCACGCTGGACAGTGGCGTGACGGAGGAAATGTATCTGGAAATGGAGCGGTTGATAGCTGATGCCCGCCCGGTCAGCCGCCACATGACAGGGCTGAATATCATTCAGGAAATTCCGGGAGATATTTTCGCGGCGGCAGCAACTTATGACGGTGAAGTTATTACCATTTATCCGGACGATTAAGCATGAGTACCACAACACGAAAATTTAAAACCGTTATCACCGATACGGGTGCAAAAAAATTAGCTCAGGCAGCCGCGCCAGATGGTAAGCCCGTCCGCCTGACTCATATGGCCGTGGGCGACGGTGGCGGCACGTTGCCCACACCAGACAGTAAGCAGACCCGTCTGGTGCATGAGGTGTGGCGACACACTGTTAATCGCGTCATCCTGGACGCAACACATCAGAACCGCATTATTGCGGAGCTGGTTATTCCTCCTGAAACGGGCGGATTCTGGATCCGGGAAATTGGTGTGTTTGATGAGCACGGCGATTTAATCGCGGTGGGCAATACTGCCGAAAGTTACAAGCCAACTGTTGCCGAAGGGTCCGGACGTGCACAAACATTTCGCACCATTCTGACCGTATCCAGCACAGCCACCGTAGCGCTTACCGTGGATAACACCATGGTGATGGCCACAGTGGATTACGTGGATGACAAACTGAAAGAGCATGAACAGTCACGACGTCACCCGGACGCCTCGCTGACCGCAAAAGGCTTTGTTCAACTCAGTAGCGCCACTAACAGCGTGTCTGAAACGCAGGCTGCAACGCCGAAAGCAGTAAAGGCAGCGTATGACCTTGCTAACGGTAAATATACTGCGCAGGATGCCAGCACGACGCGAAAAGGCCTTGTCCAGCTCAGTAGCGCCACCAACAGCACGTCTGAAACGCAGGCTGCAACGCCGAAAGCAGTAAAGGCCGCGTATGACCTTGCTAACGCAAAATATACCGCTCAGGACGCCACGACGGCACAAAAAGGGATAGTCCAGCTCAGTAGTGCCACCAACAGCACGTCTGAAACACTGGCCGCGACATCGAAAGCGGTTAAGGCGGTAATGGATAAAACGAACAAGAAAGCGCCCTTAAACAGTCCTGCGCTGACCGGAACGCCAACAACACCAACTGCGCGACAGGGAACGAATAATACCCAAATCGCAAACACGGCTTTCGTTATGGCTGCGATTGCCGCCCTTGTAGATTCGTCACCTGATGCACTGAACACGCTGAACGAGCTGGCGGCGGCGTTGGGCAACGACCCGAATTTTGCGACCACCATGACTAACGCGCTTGCGGGTAAGCAACCGAAAGATGCCACCCTGACGGCGCTGGCCGGGCTTGCTACTGCGGCAGACAGGTTTCCGTATTTTACGGGGAATGATGTCGCCAGCCTGGCAACTCTGACAAAAGTCGGGCGGGATATTCTTGCGAAATCGACCGTTGCCGCCGTTATCGAATACCTCGGTTTACAGGAAACGGTAAACAGGGCTGGTAACGCCGTGCAAAAAAATGGCGATACCTTGTCCGGTGGGCTTACTTTTGAAAATGACTCAATCCTTGCCTGGATTCGAAATACTGACTGGGCGAAGATTGGATTTAAAAATGATGCTGATGGTGACACTGATTCATACATGTGGTTTGAAACAGGCGACAACGGCAATGAATATTTCAAATGGAGAAGCCGCCAGAGCACCACAACAAAAGACCTGATGACGCTGAAATGGGATGCACTAAATATTCTGGTAAATGCCGTCATTAATGGCAGTCTTGGAGTTGGTACGACGAATGCGTTAGGTGGTAGCTCTATTGTTCTTGGTGATAATGACACCGGATTCAAACAGAATGGTGATGGTATTCTGGATGTTTACGCTAATAGTCAGCGAGTATTCCGCTTTCAGAATGGAGTTGCTATTGCTTTTAAAAACATTCAGGCAGGTGATAGTAAAAAGTTCTCGCTATCCAGCTCCAACACCTCCACAAAGAATGCAACGTTTAATTTATGGGGTGCTTCAACCCGTCCAGTAGTTGCAGAGTTAGGCGATGAGGCAGGATGGCATTTCTATAGCCAGCGAAATACAGATAACTCGGTAATATTTTCTGTTAACGGTCAGATACAGCCCAGCAACTGGGGGAATTTTGATTCACGCTATGTAAAAGATGTTCGCCTGGGTACGCGTGTTGTTCAATTGATGGCGCGTGGTGGTCGTTATGAAAAAGCCGGACACGCAATTACCGGATTAAGAATCATTGGTGAAGTAGATGGCGATGATGAAGCCATCTTCAGACCAATACAAAAATACATCAATGGCACATGGTATAACGTCGCACAGGTATAAATTATGCAGCATTTAAAAAATATTAAGTCCGGAAATCCAAAAACAAAAGAACAATATCAGCTAACAAAGAATTTTGATGTTATCTGGTTATGGTCCGAAGACGGTAAAAACTGGTATGAGGAAGTAAATAACTTTCAGGACGACACCATAAAGATTGTATACGACGAAAATAATATTATTGTTGCCATAACCAAAGATGCCTCAACGCTTAATCCCGAAGGCTTTAGTGTCGTTGAGATTCCCGATATAACAGCCAATCGTCGTGCCGATGATTCAGGGAAGTGGATGTTTAAGGACGGAGCTGTGGTTAAGCGGATTTATACAGCAGACGAACAGCAACAACAGGCCGAATCACAAAAGGTCGCGTTGCTTTCTGAAGCTGAAAGCGTTATTCAGCCACTGGAACGCGCTGTCAGGCTGAATATGGCGACGGATGAGGAACGCACACGACTGGAGTCATGGGAACGCTACAGCGTTCTGGTCAGCCGTGTGGATACAGCAAATCCCGAATGGCCACAAAAGCCTGAGTAAAAATTAAGGCCCAATATCGGGCCTTCCCTCATTCTGGTTGTTCGGGAAACGTTACTGGCAGGCTGGAGGTGTCTGTAGATTCGACTTTCTGCGCATAGAGCATCCACTCGGTTAATTTTTGTTTATTCTCGTCGGAAATGATGCCCAGCCGTAGCTGTGAGTCCCATAGCTGGGTTTTATCCCTGACAAGTTGCAACAGGCTTTGCTTTTCATTTTCCGCTTGTTGCCTCTGCTCTTCCTCGGTATAAGTTCGCTTTATCACTACGCCATCTTTGAACAACCATTTCCCCGAAATATCAGCCCGGCGATTTGCTGTAATATCAGGTAATTCAACGACGCTTGCGCCTTCCGGATTAATTGCTGAAACATCCTTTTCAATACAAATAATAACGCCGTTATGGTCATAGACCATTTTCAAAGTGTCTGGCTGGAAATTCTTTTGTTCCTCATACCAGTTTTTTCCATCATCTGAATAAAGCCATTTGATGTTAAATTGCTTTGTTAGCTGGTATTGCTCTTTTGTTTTAGGGTTGCCAGTAGTAATGTTTTTTAAGTGCATCATCGTTAAATACTCCCCGCGTTATACCACGTCCCATTAATGCAATACTGAATTGGCCTTGCCTGAGTTGTATCAATTAATTCATCACGGTTTCCGTTAACTGAACCCGTAACGACATAACCTGACCTGTCAGACCAGCCGGGACCATTCCATGTCTGAACAGATGACAGACCGCCAAGGCGAATACCTGTAATAAACCTTGAGTTACATTCTGCCTGCGTGTATGCACCAACATCTCCCGCAGAGGGTTTGCGGGTCGTGGTGTAAAACTCTGACCAGTCGGCTTCAAAACCATAACCATCACGGGCTGAACGATAAAAAATACCGCCATTTTTATAATTAATCCGAAACTGAGCTGCAGGACAACTTCCTTCTCCCATATAAAAATGAATAATTAACGTTGATGCACCACTAATAGTTGCGTTATAGGCTCCGCTACTCCAGTTCCATCCAACTGCTTTATCATTCGCAACGGTGCTTCCTGTTTTCCCTAAGGCAAACGCACCAACATGACTTGCTTTTAATGTGATATCGGAGGAACCATCAAAAGCCACATTGCTTATTTTCCTGGCAGTTTTTAATTTTGCAGCTGTAGAAGCATTGCCGGATAGTTCACCAGAAAGGCCACCGCTGAATGTTTGTCGATTAGTCCAGGTATTCGCTGTACTGAGTAACGGTATTTTCTCCCCGCTTGTGCCGAGTTCTCGTAAACCGAGGTTTTAGATAATGGCCGTTTCTGACCTGCATGGCATGATTTACGCTTTTGGACGGGAGATTCAGCGTGCTGATTGGCTATGTAAG